GCAAAACAATATCAGATAACGTTAGAGCTATTGAACAGATACCAAACCTTAGGGAAGACATTGAAACTCTTAACGGACTCATTGCTTGGCAAGACAACAGAAGCAAACAAGCTAATACAATCATCAAAAGAAATTTCTAACCAAAAACACATACTACAATGAATTACGATTTGATTGACAACATAGAACTAGACGGAATTGACACAAGAGACTATCCTGATTTTTGCGATGCTTACATAGTATCTGCAGATTATGATGGAGAGGCAATGTCAGATGCACAGATTGACATACTAAACGAAGATTACAATTTTGTTCACGACTGCGTATATACACACTTATTTTAATGATTAAACTTAGACCATACCAAAACGACATTATCAAATCTCTGAGGACTACTCTTGGGAGACATAAAAGAACTATCCTATGTGCACCAACAGGAGCAGGTAAGACTATTATGTTTACCTATATGATTAGTGAGCATCTCAAGAGAGGTGGTAATGTCTTAGTCTTAACACATAGGACAGAACTACTGAAGCAATCAGGAAGTAGCTTCCAAAAGTTTGGCTTGTCTCCTGAGTTCATTGTCGCAGGGTCTAAGCCTGATTTGACTGCAAACCTTCACGTGTGTATGGTTGAGACATTAGAACGCAGGAAAGAGGCTTACAATGAGTTTCTACAGAGCAAGTCTCTAGTGGTAATTGATGAGGCACACCTCAACATCTTCACAAAGATACTTCCATCAATATCTCCTAAGGCTTATGTGATAGGAGCAACAGCAACTCCATTAAGGAAAGGAAAGTATGTTCCTAGCCTAGATGAGTTTTATACAGGTATAGTGCAACAGATTGACACACCTGAGTTGATTGAGCAAGGCTTCCTATCAACTGCAAAGACATACGGAATGCCAATCAGCTTAAAAGGAATTAAGAAGAGAGGTAATGACTATGATACATCTCAGTACTATGAAGAGAATAAGACCTACATCGGAGTTGTAAAGAATTGGAAGAGATTATGTGAGGGAAAAAAGACAATATTGTTTGCATCCAATGTAAAGAGTTCGAGGAGGGTTTGTGAGGAATTTAATGCTAGTGGATACTCTGCAAAACATATCGACGGAAACACACCTAAGAATGAGCGAGAGAGCATTCTAGAGTGGTTTGATAAGACACCTGATGCAATCGTGTGTAATTGTGGTATATTGAATGCAGGGTTTGACCAACCTGACATTGAGTCAGTCATTCTATATAGAGCAACAATATCTCTGCCATTATACTTGCAGATGTGTGGAAGAGGCTCAAGGACTACCAAAGACATTAATGAGTTCACAATCCTAGATTTCGGGGAGAATGTAAAGCGGCACGGCTTTTGGGAAGATGACAGAGTCTGGAGCTTAGAGAAAAAAGCAATCAGAGAAATGGCTGCTCCTGTGAAGGATTGCCCAAAGTGTATGGCAATGCTCCCAACACAAGCAAAGGAATGTCAGTATTGTGGTCATATCTTCCCTGTTAAATTAACAGAAGCAGAAGAGGTTGAATTGCAACTCCTAGACAGAGCAAAGATAATCAGCGAGTTCAAGACAATGAGCAACAGAGAATTGGCAGCCGCTTGTAAGGACAAGACAATAAAAGCATCTTGGGTATTGCATAACAAGACAGACAAAGAAGATGCAAGGGAATTCCTCAAGGCTATGGGGTACAAGAAGAGCTTTGAGTATGTGAATAAAAAAAGATATAAAGTATTTCAACAATAATGCTAAATGTTAAAGTTTTGTTAAAATTGTGGAATGATGGTGTAATATCTAAAAAGAGGTTGTATCTTTGTAGTGTAAATAAAAACAAACGCTATGAAAATTACAAGATTAACAAAAGGAACTTACAAAGTAGTAGATGCTCAAGGCACTTGGATAGCTAGAGGCGGTGTAGCTACAGCAAACGGAATGTGGACAGCTAACGACTGCGATAATGTATATGACCTAAGTAGTGAGAATAATTGGGCTGTAGAATTTAAGACTTTTGCACAACTAAAAAAATATTCACAATCTTTTTAAAAATAATTCACAAAAAGTTAATATAAGTAATATGAAGACAATCATACACGTTAACCAACACGTTATAAAAGCAAACAGAAAGAACAACGAAGAGAATCCTGTTCTTACCTGCAAGACATACAAGAGCAACAACTATGCTCACGAGGTACATATCAAAGGAGATAGCAAGATTGTATATAGTCCTAACAAACCATTAAGCTGTGGTGCTCACGTTTGGATTGAGACACAAGGAGAGGTAATCATAATTAAATAGATACAATGTATTTCAACAATAAAAATAAAAACTATGATACAACTAATAAAAGGAGATTGCTTAATTGAAAGCGACAAAATAGAAAGCGGAAGCGTTGACTTAATATTAACAGATTTACCTTATGGAACTGTAAAAGGCTTAGGGGATAGCGACACCATAAAGCACGGAATGAAGGGTAAGACTGATTGGGATAGTGTTATTGATACTGATAAAATAATGCAGATTGCAAACCGCATACTTAGAAAGAATGGTAAAATGATATTAACAGCTCAACAACCTTTTACAAATGAATTGATTAACAAAGCTTTGCCAAACTTACCATTTAATTATTCTATGATATGGGAGAAAGACCACTTTGCAAATGCTTTAACTGCTAAAAAAGCACCTTTAAATTATTATGAAGATGTTTTGGTTTTTAGTAAGATATACGATACAGAAGCAATACACGAATTAAGACCATACTTTAAAAAAGTAATGGATTGCATAGGTTTAAACTTAAAGCAAATTAACACTAAATTAGGACATAGAAGAGCAGAGCATACCTTTTATATAGATAGCACTCAATACGGATTATGTACAGAAAAAACCTATTTAGAATTGATTGAAGTATTTGGTATTAATGAAATGCAAGGCTTTAAAGAATTTGCAGAACTTAAAGAAATAGATAACGAATTTAAAATAAAATTTTCAAGCACTTTCAACTTATGGGAAGGAAACAAATACAAAAGTAACATATTAAAATACAAAAAGGACTACACAGGAGACCACCCTACACAGAAACCTATTTTGTTATTAGAAGACTTAATAAAGACCTTTAGTAATGAGGGAGACCTAGTAGTTGATTTAACTATGGGGTCAGGGTCAACAGGAGTAGCTTGTGTAAATACTAACAGAAGTTTTATAGGTATTGAGTTAGATGAGAAATACTTTAACATTGCTAAAGAGAGAATCAATGATATCAGAAGTTAAAATCCAATCACAGATATTCCAATGGCATTGGAACAACTATCCTGAGGAACGTGGATTATTATGCTACAACCTCAACAACTCAGCCAATAAGATTCAAGGGAATCAAAACAAAGCCCTAGGACTTATCAAGGGTCGCTCTGATATGGTATATTATTATAATGGCACAGCTGTAATGATTGAGCTTAAAAATGCCACAGGGAAGCAATCTAAAGAGCAGATACAATGGGAAGCAACAATCAAGAAAGCAGGCTTCCAATATATAGTAATGAGGTCTCTTCAAGATTTCATTGATTTCAAGGCAAATGTTAAAGTTTTGTTAAAAAACAAGAAAGATAGTTGAATAACTAAAAAGAGATTGTATATTTGTACCATAATCAAAAACATATATTATGATACAGGAAATCAACAAAGGAATAGAGAGAGCATTAGAGACTATCAACTATGAGTTATCAATGGGAGACTTTGCTAACAAAGAGAGAATCGCTAAGTACAATAAGTACATCGCAGATATGAACGAACTCAAAGCGACTATATAATAACCAACAGGGGAGCTAATCACTCCCCATAATTTAAAACTATGAACGAGCAAACAAGACTTTTACTAGACTATCAAGAACAGGCAATCATAGCCTTGAGAGCAGAGGTTGAAAGACTGACAACAGAGAATGAATTACTAACTTTAAAACTGAAGAGAAATGAATTTATTTAACAGACTACTAATAAAGTATTCACTAAGACCTTACAAAACAATAAAGCTTCCAACAGGTGTGAGTGTAAGCCACTACAAAAACGGAAGAATAATCGTAACAAAAAGCTAATGATAACAAAGACCGAATCAAGACAAGAGAGAACACAAGAGAGAATCTCAAAAACAACAAACAGAGCTAAGGCTTGGAAACGAAGACGAACAACCAAATAGAAAACTATGCTAAACATAATCAAAGAAGCCACAGAAGTAATCACAGGATGCGACATCACACTCAAGACACGCAAAAGAGAATACGTGCAAGCTAGGAATCTATTCTCACACTTCTCTAGGGAAGCAGGATACACACTTGAGAAGATTGGAGCATTCCTTAATAAAGACCACGCAACAATCATACACTCCCTGAAGAGCTTCCAAAATGACATTGAAACTGATGTACACTTTCAGAAGCAACACACACAACTTCAAGGAATACTAGCAAACACAAACGCACAGAAATACATAAACTCCTCAGAGAACATCCTAGAGGCTTTTAAGATGCAGAACACAGCATTAGCTCAAAGAATCATAATACTTGAGCAGGAGCTCTCTGAGGCAGTAAAGGAGAAGCCATTAGTAATGGAAGACCTATTCAAAGGAATACCAAAAGACAGAGTACAATTTTTTATTAATAACCAAATGACTACCTTCATAAAAATGGAGAAGGCGGTCGCTAAAAAAAGAAGAGAAGATGAACACAGAAACCAAAAAATCAGAGAGTACAAAGCCATTGAACAAGCAGGTCTTAAAGAAGAGGGTAGCGGAGTTAGAGAATCGTTTAAACAACCTACATATCTTAGTAACGAATATCGCTCATAATCAGGATATGATTGTCAAGGCATTGACACCGGACACAGAGGCAGAGGACGAGCCAACACAATTCGAGGATGTTGAATAACGTACCGGAGATATACATTGAAGACCCTTCCTGTTTATTGGAGGGGTTATTTCAAGAGGAGTTGCAACAAGAATATGACATATTTTACAGAAGGGTACTATCCCACACCCTATCTGAAGGAACAGACAAATTAACGCCATTAGTGCTCGCAATATACGAAGAGACAGAAGAATACCTATTTAGTGATGATGATGAGCCAAACGTGCTCCTAGACAGAGCTAGGCTCTATTTTGAATGGATAGAAGAGTATGATACCTGTGCACTCATTAGAGACTTAATTAACCAAAATTTAAACAAATAACTATGATACAATTAATTAAAGGAGAATGCCTAGAGGCAATGAAACAAATACCTTCAGGCTCAGTAGATGCTATAATAACAGACCCACCTTATGGGACTACTGCGTGCAAGTGGGATAGTGTAATACCTTTTGAGCCTATGTGGGAACAATTAAACAGGATAATTAAACCAAACGGAGCTATAGTTTTGTTTAGTAAGCAACCATTCACTAGTTCCTTAATTATGTCTAACCCTAAGATGTTTAGGTATGAATGGATTTGGGAGAAATCTCAAGGTGTTAACTTTGCACAATGTAATCATATGCCTATGAGTGTTTACGAGAATATAACCGTATTTGGAAACTTTGGTATGTCTAAAAATGCTAAGATACAACCTGTGTACAACCCTCAAGGAGTCATAGAGATAAATAAAAAAAAGAAGGCCAAGACATCTACAGAGCACAGAGTCTGTGATAACAACAAAGACCACGTTCAAAAGTTTGGCAATTATCCTAGACAGATACAGAAGTTCGCTTCAGAGAGAGGGCTACACCCAACACAGAAACCTGTTGCATTAATGGAGTATCTGATTAAAACCTACACAAATGAAAACGAAATTGTTTTAGACTTCACTATGGGGTCAGGGTCAACAGGAGTGGCAGCTAAGAACTTAAACAGAAAGTTCATCGGCATTGAACTAGATGATAAATACTTTGAGATAGCAAAAGAGAGAATAGACAACGCAAAACAAGAGCAAGAGAACGCTAGAAAAATGACTATTATACGTAAATATAAAGAGTTGATGGCTAAAGCTCACGAAGCTAAAAGTCTATATATGGAATTAAAGACTAAAGATGCTTCAAAGTTAACAGACGCAAACAAAGAGGCTTTAAAAAATCTAATAACCTCTGAGTATAACGATGCACTAGATTACTACAATAAAGCTCAGGAATTAAAAGCTAATAACCCTAACATCATAAAATAACAATCAACGCATAACAATCATAAGAGGCTACCCTAACAAGGTAGTCTTTTTATATATATATATATATATTATATAGAATTATTATATATAGTATATAAAGAGTAACAAAAAGAGATGTTTTTACGTTAGAAGCCAAATGTAACAATAACACACCTTTATGCGTTTTATTAGTAGAATCAATAATTGATTTATATTGAATTATGGATAAAAGAAAAAACAACGGAGGCAATTCAACAAAGTCATTAGGCATTGACAAACGCAAAAGTCCTTACAGAGCTCTAGTAACACAAGCAACAACAGAGAAGGATTTTATCGCAGTCTTTCAGAAGTTGCAGCAGAACGCCTTAAAAGGAGATACACAAGCAACTAAGCTGTATCTAGAGTACACGATAGGAAAGCCAACTTTGGCAGTTGATATCACTTCAGAAGGTAACAGCATCACAATTCCTACAATCAATTTTACCTCAGCTCAGGATATAGAACACGAAGAGATATGAGTATAAACATTTCAGATAAGTACTCTCCCCTATTCAATAGACCTGAGGGAGTTGATACATACATCATTACTGGAGGGAGATTCTCTCAGAAGACATTCGCTACTTCATTGAGTGCATTGACTGCAGTGCTTCAAAAAGGGCATAGGATAATGTATTCACGTTTTACCAATGCTTCCTTAAAGGATTCAGTATATGCTGAGGTTGAGGATAGGATTGAGATGATGCAGCTTCAAGGCTCATTTGATATGCAACAGAATAGGATTGAATCTAAAGTCAATAAAGGGAAGATAGTATTCAAGGGCCTGAAAGTTGGTAGTGGTCAACAGACAGCTTCCTTGAAAGGATTGAGTGATTTCTCAATGCTCATTCTTGATGAGGCAGAGGAGATGATTGATGAGGCTATCTTCGACAAGATATCTTTATCTATTCGAGGCAATGGAGTTCACTCAGAAGAGCCTAATGTGAAAGTTCTTATATTGAATCCAACTACAAAGGAGCATTTCATATACAAGAAGTACTTTCAAGCTAAGGGCATCTCAGAAGGTTTTAACGGGGTACAC